ACGGACACAAAACATCTTTTGAATGCCTCTGCAATTACAGGAGTCGCGACTGGGGTTCCTGGTCAGCTTATGCTTGTCGATTTACAAGGATATTATCCTGGAATTTCTCTAAACTCTGCGACGGCTCAAACCTTAGTCGGAACCCCGACATTGAGGTACTCGAATGGAGTTGGTGTTAGGGCTTTTTTGGTGACGACAACTGCGAGTGGCGCAACGGCTCACAACATTGCAATGTCCTACACGAATCAGTCAGCAACGGCAGGGCGATCATTACCTGTAACTGTAGCTTGCACCGCCTCAGCAATTGCAGGGCATCTTACGCATTCAGGAACCGCAGCAAACAATTACGGTCCATTTCTACCGCTTGCATCGGGAGACACAGGAATTCAATCGGTTCAATCAGTAACAATTAGTGCAGCGTCGGGCGCGGGAGTCGGAGCCTTAGTTTTAGCAAGACCATTGATGACACTTCCTTTGACTGCGGTATCAATTGCCACAGAAAGAGATTTTTTAAATCAGTTGCCAAGCTTACCGCGAATTTATGACGGGGCCTGTTTGACTTGGCTTTATTTTGCGGGGGCTGCGACCGCAGCCGCAACGAATTTTTATGGTCATGTTGAAATGGGATGGAGTTAAACTTGGCACTACTTTATCAAGGCAGAACAACATTTCATGCAGTTCGTGGATTGCTAACTGGTTCTTACACGAATCAGTCAGGAAATTTTATTAAAGGTGGGTTGAGAAATAGAAACTCACATTTTAATCAAACATTTAGCGCCTATCCAAACGGATCATTAGCACCTCAAAGTTTTATTTTACCTCAGAAATCGGGTTCAATTGCAAGCTACACAAAAGCAAATTTGAATGTATCACCTTCGGCGCAGCTAATTCCTGCCATGCCAATGATTGCAAACTCATCAATTAACATTACTGTTTTAACTTCACAGCTAGATCAAATAATGCAATTGATTGCGAACGGAACTTTAAGCATTTCATCAATTGCAAATTTAGCATCGGCAACAAATATGAATGCAAGTTCAAATTTGAATCTGTCGTCTTTGGCTTTGCTTGGTGGGATTTTTGGAGTTCAAGCCAGTTCGTCAATGAACATCAATTCAAACACTGTATTGACGGCACTAGCTTTCATTTCAGCGAGCGCAGGGGGCGCAACGCCACTAAGTCCCGAGGGTTTAGCACAAGCCTTACTTGATTCAAATTTAATCGACGGATCTGTGACAACTAGACAAGCGTTAAAATTAATTCTTGCTGCTAATGCCGGAAAGGTCTCAGGTGCAGGAACTTCGACAATTACAATTAGAGATGTTAGTGATTCAAAAAATCGAATTGTCGCAATGGTTGATTCAAATGGAAACAGAACATCAATTACAACGGACGTGACCTAATGTGGACAAATTTTTATTTTCCAAAAAGTTATTTTACTGGCTCTTATTTTAATCCATCGGATTTTGTTGTTTTACCAACAAATCATATTTTCCCCTACCCTATTTATAGGAGGCTTCGACGTGCATGAGGCAAGATGAATTTAAAAAACCTAGAAATATTGGCAATGAACTTGAAGTTAAAAATCAAAAACAAAAGATTGAATCTAGAGAAAGAAAATTTGAACGTGATCTTGCATTCATTCTTTCAACAAAAGAAGGAATGAATGTCATGGCTCGACTGGTTGAGTGGGCAGGTATTTACAAACAGACCTATACTGGTCAGGCAAACGATACAAATTTCAATGAAGGACGAAGGTCCATGGGTCTACAGTTACTTCAATATATTGCAAAAATTAATACAAATTATTTTTCAGATTTACATAGACTTTCAAGTCAAAACGAACAAGAATAAAGGAGTAAATAAACATGAGTGAAACTACACAAACTCAAGTTAGTTCTAACGAAGCCACGAACGGAACAAGTAGTGAATCAAGTCAAGCAACACAAACGAGTCAAGCTCCAAGTGTTGACACGACTCAAACCCAAGCGAGTGCGAGTCAAAATCAAGCGCAACAAAACGCGCAGACTGATTCAAAACAAACTGAGATCCCTAGCGTTGAATCATTCGACGACATAAAGCTAGACGGATTGAACATCACTCAAAACGAATTTGATTCAATTAAATCCTTCGCTAAAGAAAAGGGATTTAACAAGGATCAAGTCAAAAGTTTATTGGAACGAGAGTCATTAATTCTTTCACAAAGACAATCCCAAGAAAAAGAGACGTTAACAAAAAACATTTCTACATGGGAATCAGAGTGCAAGAATGATCCTATTTTGAGTAAAAATTTCGAGCAAAACATTAAGTATGCGCAAGACGGTTTAGCGGCTTACTCTAAAATTGTCGGAAACAACAAGTTAGCAGAAATTTTGAATCAAACAGGATACGGCTCACATCCCGAAGTTGTAAAATTGTTTAAGGTCATCGGAGAGCAGCTTGAAAATGATAAGCTTGTTCAATCTAGATCGGCTCAAACAAAACCAAGGGATATGTCAGAATTATTTTACAAACAAAATTAATTTCAAAAACATAAAAAAATTTAAGGAGTAAATATATGGCAGTTTTAAGTACAGGGGCAGTTACATTGGCAGAGTGGGCAAAACGTGTTGATCCAGACGGAAAGACCCCCGCAATTGTTGAAATTTTAAATCAATCAAATGAAATTCTACAAGATATGTTGTTCATGGAAGGCAACCTTCCCACTGGCCACAGAACAACAATTAGAACAGGTTTGCCGACAGCCGCGTGGCGTTTGCTAAACTCGGGTGTTCAACCAAGCAAATCAACAACTGCACAAGTTGACGAAGCTTGCGGAATGCTTGAAGCGTTTTCAATTGTCGATAAAGACTTGGCTCAATTGAACGGAAATGTTCAACAATTCAGAATGAGTGAGGCTCAACCATTCACGGAAGCAATGAATCAGGCAATGGCCACAGCTTTGTTTTATGGAAATAGTTCAACAAGCCCAGAACAATTTAATGGTTTGTCAGTTCGCTATTCTTCACTATCTGCATCGGTAGCTAACTCAAAAAACATTTTAAGTGCGGGCGGCGCAGGTGCCGACAACACTTCAATATGGTTGATTGTGTGGGGACAAAATACTGTTTGCGGAGCGTTCCCAAAAGGTTCAAAAGCTGGCTTAATCCATGAAGACTTGGGCGAAACAACAATTGAAAATGCGAACGGAGTTACGGGCGCGCGCATGAGAGCATTTGAGGACCATTGGCAATGGAAGTGCGGTCTTGTTTTGAAAGACTGGCGCTATGCCGTTCGAATCTGTAACATCGACGTATCAAACCTTGTTTCAAAATCAAGTGCCGCCGATTTACAGGAACTAATGATTAAGGCTACTCACAGAATCCCTAATCTTTCAATGGGAAAACCTGTGTTTTACATGAACAGATCAGTCAAACAAATGTTGGACATTCAAAGACGCGACGACGTTCAAGCTGGCGGTTCATTAGTTTATTCAGATGTTGATGGTAAATTGTTACCTGCTTTCAGAGGCATCCCAGTTAGAACTTGCGATGCTATTCTTGAAACCGAATCAGTAGTTTCTTAATCAACGAACAACTAATTTAAAGGAGTTAAAAAATGTTTATAGATGCTTTATTACAATTTTCAAGTTCCGCGCAAGCTTTGTCAGGCGCGGGAACCGTAGCCTCAACTGACACAATTGACCTAGGCCAAGAAAGAAGACTTGGCTCGGGCGAACAAATGGGTGTTGTGATTTGCGTGACCGCTGCAATGACGGGAACCTCACCAACATTTCAATGTAACATTCAATCAGATGATAACTCTGGGTTTTCAAGTGCTGCGAATGTCGCATCAAGTGCTACATTTTCAACGCTTGCCGTGGGATCTAGAGTTATCATCCCTATACCCCCAGGAGTTTTAACTGAAAGATATTTAAGACTTAGCTACACTTTGGGAGGAACTACTCCTGCCGTGTCGGTAAAATCTTTTGTTCAACCTCTAAATCAAATTGAATCTCAGGCAAGCTATGCCTCTGGTTTTGTGATTAGCTAAGGGGTAACAAATGGCTCAAGTTAAGGCGACACAGCAAGGCTATTACGACAACAAAATCATTATTGAAGGTGAGATTTTTTCAATTGATGACAAGTTTTTGAAAAAAGATGCTCAAGGGAAATTAGTCTCTCCTAAGTGGGTTGAGATTGTTTCAGATGAGCCAATTCTTGAATCAAAGAATGTATCATCAAATTCAAAAGAATCTAAAAAATCAAAAGACTCAGTAATTTAAAAAATGATTTAAGCGGGGGTAAATTATTCCCCCGCTTTTTTTAGCAAGGAAAAATTATGGCTTTATTTGAAATGCTTACTGGTTACAAAACCATTGCCGCTTCACAGACGAATCAAATTCTTGGAAACTCATCGGGCGGTAAAGGTGACATTTTGCAAAGACTGATAATAATACCTGCGACAACAAGCCCAGGCGCAGTTTCAATCAAAGACGGTGCAAACGCCGCGATTACAATTTTTGTAGGCGGTACGGTTGTTGATATTTCATCTTTTCACATTGAAATTGGATCAACAAGCGAACAAGGTGCATGGCAAATAACTACGGGTGCTAACGTGTCTGTAATTGCAGTCGGACGGTTTAAATAATGGCAAGCCTGTCATCGACTGACATTTGCAACATGGCCTTAAGTCATTTAGGAGTTTCAAAAGAAATTTCATCAATGAATGAGCAATCAAAAGAAGCGGAGGCGTGTCGTCGTTTTTACGATGTCACTCGCGAAGCTGTTTTGAAAGATCACAATTGGCCTTTCACATCCCGTTACATCACTTTGCAATTGATCGAAGAAAATCCAAACACAGAATGGAAATACTCCTATCGTTACCCGATCAATGCACTATTCATTAGAAAAATTCTGTCGGGATCTAGGGTTGACACAGAGTCAACCAAAATACCTTATGCGATTTCTCAAGACGATGCTGGATTCATTATTTTAACAGATCAAGAAAATGCAGAGGTTCTTTTTACAATCAATCAAACGTCAGAAGCTTTTTTTAGCTCTGATTTAGCAATTGCATTTTCCTACAGACTAGCTCATTACATTGCACCAAGAATTACAGGCGGCGACCCGTTCAAGCTTGGTGACAAAGCCTTATCAAAATACAACATGGAACTTCAAAAAGCTGCAAGTAATGCGTTTAACGAGGAAACAGCACAAATAAAAATTGATACCGAATCAGTTTTAGCGAGGTACTAATTTATGATTAACATGGCAATTGAAAACAAAAATACATTACTTGGTGACGACGTTGTTAAAGACGTTGGATTTTCAAACTCTGGGATAAACGACAATCAAAAAGGTCCTGCATATCCTTATGGCTTAAGAATTACACTTGATAAAGATAGTTTGAAAAAACTAAACATCAATAAAATGCCGGAAGTCGGTTCATTCATTGACATTTGCGCTAAAGCTAAGGTTGTCTCACTAAGCGAAGACGAACAATTTGGTGACAAAAGCGTGACCTTACAAATTGTTGAAATGGATTTTGAATCACCAGAGCAAGAAGAAAAAGAAATAAATCACAGCGAAATTTTGTACAACTCTCAAGGACAACAAAAAAAATGAACATAATGCAGAAGAGTTTTGCTTCGGGCGAAATTGCGCCCGCGCTTTACTCAAGAACAGATTTAGCGAAATACGCATCGGCGCTTAAGACGTGTCGAAATTTCGTTGTCATGAGACACGGAGGAGTTCAAAACAGACCTGGCACTCAATATGTGGGCGAGGTCAAAGACTCAACGAAAACTGTTCGATTGATCCCGTTCATTTATTCTCAGTCGGTCACTTACGTTTTGGAAATGGGCGACCAGTACATGAGAGTTTTAAAAAACGGTGCTTATGTTGGTGCACCTTATGAGATTACGACGCCGTTTTTAGAAGCTGATTTGCAGCTATTAAAATACGCTCAAAGTTCAAACTCTTTATTCATCACTCATGCTAACTATGCGCCCAGAAAAATAACGTGCACAAGCGACACATCTTGGACCATTTCTGCGCTAACTTTTGAACCCGAAATCAATTACATCAATTCACTTTCTTGCGCCGCTCAAGGAACTACAGGGTCAACGACCTACAAATACACCGTAACAGTTTTTGATCCTTTAATCGGCGTTGAAACCCCTGCAAGGGAATGGCCGCTTGTAAACAATCCTAATGTAGTTTCCATTTCAAATGGGAACGCCACTTTGAACTCTGTCAATTTCAATAGATTAACTTTCGGAATTACTTCGACTTACTCTCAAGCCTTAGCAAATTTAGAATTTAATATTTATGTCGAGGATAACGGTAAGTGGGTTTACTGTGGGTCATCAATTGGTTCAAACACTTTTGACGACAAAGGATATAGGGACAAAACAGACACGCCAGCGCACGTCGTAGAAAAATTTAACTCATCAAACAACTACCCTTCGACTTGTACTTTTTTTCAACAAAGATTTGTTGCTGCAAATACAAATACTAATATAGACAAAATCTATTTATCTAGAACAAATTCTTTTTTAGATTTTAGTATTTCAAAACCAATCGCAAGCGACGACTCCGTAATTTTCAAAATTGCAAGTAAACAGGTAAATGAAATTTACCACGTTGTAGATTTGGGGGCCTTATTGATTTTCACTCAATCGGGCGAGTTTGTAGCTAATGGTGACGGTTCGGGAACCATTACACCGACAGAAATTAATTTAAGACAATCATCATACAATGGAAGCCTAGAAAAGCTTGCTCCTATTGTTATTGGAAATTCATGCCTTTTTGTTCAAGCCCGAGGAAACAATATTAGGGACATTAATTTTACTTACGAAAGTGCTAACTACACAGGTAACGAGTTATCAATTTATTCGTCTCATATGTTTGACAAATATCAACTTGTAGATTGGGCCTATCAACAAATACCACACTCAAATGTTTGGGTCGTAAGGGATGACGGAACCTTGCTAGGTTTGACTTATATTCGTGAGCAATCAATGCTTGCATGGCATAGGCACGACTTCGAGGGCGGTTTTGTTGAGAATGTCTGCACAGTACCAGAAGGCAGCGAGGATGCTTTATATTTAGTCATCAAAAGAACAATCAACGGAACTGTTAAAAGATATGTTGAAAGACTAGCTTCAAGAAAAATTTACGACATCAAAGAAATGAAATTTGTTGATTGTTTCAAACAGTTCGACGGTCGAAATACGAACATGGGTCGAACAATGACATTAAGTCTTTTTCAAGGTGCATGGACTTACGACAACACAATTACAATTACTTGTTCAAGTTCATTTTTTACGGCTCAAGATGTTGGGAATGAAATCCATTTGTTGGACTCAAATGACGAAACATACACAAGGGTAAAAATTGATATCTTTGTTTCAAGTACAGTCGTTAGAGGTAGGCCAAACAAAACAGTTCCTACATCACTGAGAAATGCAGCAACGGCGCAATGGGTTCGAGCGGTTGACGTGGTGACGGGACTTGGTTTTCTTGAAGGAAAGCAGGTCTCTGTTTTGGCCGATGGGTTTGTCGTGGCTAATCCAAACAACAAAGCTTATCAAACCGTTACCGTTATGTCAGGTTCGATCACATTGTCAGAATGTTACGGCGTGATTACGGTCGGACTTCCCTACACTTCCGATCTAGAGACATTAAATATTGATTCAGTGAATGGAGAGTCAATTATTGATAAATCAAAATTGATTTCAAAAGTTACTCTTTTTATTGAGGAATCTAGAGGAGTTTGGGCAGGAACAAGACCGCCCGATGAAACTACAGATTTTTTGGACGGTCTGACCGAATTAAAAATCAGGGATGAAAATTCAGGATACGAAAATCCAATAGATTTAAAAACCGATCCAGTAGAAATAATTACGGAAGGTTCATGGAACAACAACGGGCGTGTTTTTGTAAGACAAACAGACCCTTTGCCTTTAACAGTTTTGTCGATCACACCAAGCGGAATGCTACCGTTTGGAAGTAATTTAGGAGGTCAATAGAATGGCTTGGCCGATTTACGCAGCTTTAGCAGGAGTTTCGATTGTTCAAGGTGTGATGCAATCAAACGCACAAAGAGAACAAGGCGCCTATCAACGACGAATGGCAGAAGAAAACGCAAGAAATCAAGAACTGTTTGCTCAAAGAGTTCTTGAAAAGGGCAATCTTGATGCGCAAATTTATCAATCAAAAGTTAATCAAACACTGAGAACCCAAAAAGTAGCGTATGCAAGTCAGGGTGTTTCGCTTGATTCTGACGTTGTTAAATCAGTTCATGAAGACACTTTTGATTCTGGTTATGAAGATGCGCAACAAATCCGTAACAATGCTTTCCTTGATGCCCTTGGATTCAAAACTCAAGCCTCAGACTACCGAAGGCAAGGCTATTATGCAGAGAAGGCGGCCAACACAAATGCCAATGCGACATTGATTGGTTCTGGTTTGAATGCTGCAAACACAATGCTTGCTTATCGGTTTGGAGGAAAATCTTAGTCATGCCTAAAGTTCCCGTAATTGAAACAAATCGAATTCAATCAACCATTGGACAACCTTCCAAGTCTTCAATGGATGCGCCACTAGCTGCATTCGGCGGCGGCAAGGAAGTTGACAATGCTTTCACTAACCTTCAAAAAACCTTTGAATTGATAAAAAATCATGCCGAAAATCTTGAACTGAAAGAAGCTGAAACTAAATTAAATAATTTTGAAAATGATTTTTTCTATGGAAAAAAAGATCCTGATACGGGCGAACAAATCACAGCGGGGGCTTATCAGGCCAAAGGCAAAAACGCATTCAAATTGACAGAGGATTTTGACAACGCTTGGAGCGACAAGATTAAAGAAATAAACGACGGACTTTCAAGTGGGAATGTCAAAAATGCCTTTTCAAATGTTTCATCTAGCAAAAAGCAACTAATGTATAAAACTATCTCTAATCATCAAGCTAGTGAAATAGAAAAATATAAAGATTCTGTTACTTCAAACTACCTTGAGAGCGAACAGCAAAACGCGATAAACAACTATCAAGATTCAAAAAGAATCTTTGATTCAATCAACAATCAAAAAGAAACTTTCACTTTGCACGGTAAAGCCAAAGGAATGTCAGACATTGAAATTTTAAACGGCTTGAAAGAACTTGAATCAAGAACGCATTTGGGTGTCATCAATCGAATGACTGACAACGAGGATGACTTTAGAGCCGAAAATTACTTTGAAAGCGTTAAAGATTCGTTAACTCCTAAAGCTTATTCAAAAGCTAAAGATTTAGTTGAATACTCTTCTATCAGAGGTCGTTCAATGAAGTTGACAGATGAGTACATGAAAAATGGCCTTAATGAAACACAAGCCTTAAACGAAGTTTCCAAAATTGAAAACTCAAAATTAAGAATGGCCACTGAGAGCCGAATCAATTTTTTATATGGAATTAAAGACAGGGCCTTAAAAGATGCCCAAGAAAAAATGTTCTTGCAAGCAACAAAGATCATTGACCAAACAGGTGACATTAACAAGGTTCCACCTTCACTGGTTCAAAACCTTCCCCCACACATGAAGGAAGGAATCAATTCATATTACAATCGAAATCCTATGCGTGACGACGGCAAAGTGTTTTATGACATTTATGATTTGGCTTTGAACAAAGACACGCGAAAAGAATTTATTGATTATGACTTAACTAAAGAGTTTGGGAATTTGTCAAAAGATCACAGAGAAAAATTAATGACAATGCAAAAACAAATGCGTGAAGACTTTGCCAAAGGCGGCAAGGGCGAAAACGCGATTGACGGATTGTATTCGGATTCACAAGTTGCAGACAACATTTACAAACTCACTTACGGACAAAACGCAATCAAATCAAAAAATAAAGATTATTATTTGTTTAGGACTTTGCTCGATTCACAGATCGAAACTGCAAAGAAAAATAAGGGCGTAAAAAACTTACCTAATGAAGACGTTGAATCAATCGCACATAACATAATGAAAAAAGTTGTGACAGACAAAGGTACGTTTTGGAATACCGAAGTACCTATGTATCAAGTCATCAATGAAATACCTGAAAAGAAAAAAGAAGAGTACGAAACAATACTGAAAAAACTTGGAAAACCAGTCACGCAAGAAAATATGACTAAGTTTTATTTATATGAACTAGATAAAAAAAATAAGGGCAAGTAATGGATCAAGAACTGTTTGAAGTCGGAAAAGAATTGTTTGGATCAAGTGAGTCCCCTGTCGATGTCAAAAACGACAATGATGACTTGTTTCAAGCGGCCAAGCAAATTGACGATGACAGACAAGCTCACGCCGTAATGAATTCAGAAAACAAAACTCCCGATCAAGTTTTAGAAAATAAAAACTTATCTAAGTATTATGGTGTTCATTCAGATTTTGTTGAAAAAAACAAAGCCTATTTGAAAAGAAATAAAGAGATACAAGATACAAACAAAAAACTTAATGAGGTTCGAGAAAAGGCACCAAGGACTGCCGATTTTTTACTTGATCCTGACAATTTGGTTTTATCAAAAAATGAAATTGATTCGCTTGCTTCAATCGAAAAAAATCAAAAAGAATATAGCTATGCGACTCAATTTGCAGCTAGCGCAAACCTTGCGCTTTTAAATGCAGCTTCATTGGTCGCGCACACACCTTCGGGAATTTACACAGCTTATTCACTTCCTAGAAATATGTTGGCAGAAAAATTAGGATTCGATCAAATTTCGGCTGTTTCAGATTCACTTTACAACAACCCTGTTTCAAAGTTCATTGATGAAAAAAAGAACTACTTTGAACAGTTCGCTCCCGATTCAAAAAATGATTTAATCGAAGAGTTTTCAAAAGGTAACATAGGACAAGGCGTTAAGACCCTAGGTCTTCAAGTTACTCAAAACATGGGGACCTCGTTAGGCATAATCGCGTCTTCAATGATGGGCTATGGGGCCGCTGCGCTTGGAACCGTAGGCATTGGCTCAGGGGCCGAACACGCTAAGGAAACACAAGACAAGGGTTTTGCGAACCCTCAACAAACAGCAATCAGCGGAATCGGTTCTGGGATTTTTGAAACCCTATTGGAATCATTGGAGTTAAAATATTTTCATGGACTTGAGGAGTCACTAACCAAGGCAATGGGGCGCGGTTTATTGCAATCAGAAAAAAAACAAATTGCAACGGCGGCGGCTAAAACAATTCTTGGAAACATGGGAGCCGAAGGGATTTCAGAGGCAGCGACCGAGCTAGGAACTAGATCCGTTGATTGGTATGTGGGAGCAGATCCAAACATGACACTTGAGGAAACAATCAAAGCAACGCTTAACAATTTTGTTTTAGGCGCAACAAGTGGCGGTTTAATGAAGGGACCTATCACCTTTGCTACTTCATGGTCCCATGTTCAAGAAATCTCTAGAGCCAAACAAAGTCAGACTTTGATTTTAGATATTGCTCAAAAAGCAAAGAACTCTGAGTTACTTCAAAACTCCCCTGACACTTACAAAAAATCTATTGAAAGCATCACAAAAGGCACGTCAATTGAAAACATCACAATTGATAAAGCTGCGCTTGATGTTTACTTCCAATCGAAAAATAAAAACATTACTGAGGGAATCAAAGAACTAGGCATTGAAAAAGAATACATCGAAGCCGATAAAGCTGGCACTGACATTATTGTACCAACCGCTCAACTTATGGCAAGCGCGGGCAAAACGGATTTAATTGAATCAATCAAAGATAATATTAAATTTGAAAATTCAAGTTCTGTAAATGAAGTTAATACAAAAATTCAAGATGAAAAAAACACGACAGATGAATTAAACGCTCAGGCCATTGAAAACAAAATGCCTTCATTCACTGACCAATTAAAATTAATTCAAAGTGAAATTCAAACACAACTTGAACAAGCAAACAACCAGGCAATCAATCCAAAGCTTGCGGCCAAACTTGCTACAGAAATGATTAGAACCTCTGCGATTAACACGTTCACACAACCAATTGATGTTTGGAAAAAACACGGCTTTAACGTGACTAATGAACCTATTCAGGTAGGCAATCAAGTGTTTTATCAGGACGGCAAGAAAACAAATGAACAAGGTTTTTACTCAAAGTTAATTCAGACAATCGAAGACAAAATGAGTAACATTCAAGACGCTAAATCACTAAATGCAATGCTTAAAGACATCAAGCCAGAGGAAAGAAAATGGATGGGGCTTGATTCTTTCCTTGAAGGTAAAGACAAAGTGTCCAAGTCTGAATTGTTAGACTTCCTAAAATCCAATATGATTCAAGTTAAAGAAGTGAATCTTGGAGGGGAAAAAACATTAGTTAGCCAGGGAGCAACTGTTTATCAGGTTTTTTCTGAGAGTGGCGAAGGCGGAGGAACTTTTCTTGATGAATTCAATGCCAAGCAAGAAGCGGGGGAAAATGATACCGTTGAAAAAATTGAGTGGGACGGCGAAACAACAATTGAGGATTTAGAATTCTTTCAATCAGATTCGGGCGAAAACAGGGCAACAAAATTTTCTAAATACAGAATTGAGGGCGGCGAAAACTACCGCGAAGTTTTGTTTACGTTGCCGCCAGTACAGGTTGAAATTGCTAAGGATAAAGATGCTTTATCTTTAGAAGGTTATGGTCGAAAATACAGTGAACTTAGTGAAGCTCAAAAAAAATATATAGACGACGACATTAAGTACAGCAAAGAAGTTAAAACAATCAAATTCAAGGACACTTATACATCATCCCACTGGGACGAAAACAACGTCCTAGCCCACACACGTCTTCAAGACTTCACAGACAACGAAGGCAAGCGCATTTTGATGATTGAGGAAATTCAATCTGACTGGCACCAAGACGGACGAAAAAAAGGATATAAAGATTCTAATTCAGATCAAAAAATCATCGAACTTAAAAATATTAGAAATGATTTAGAATCAAAAATGCTCAACTTCAATGAATACGGACTTAAGCACAATGTACCACAAGGCGAACTTGATTCTTTGTGGAAGTCTCAAAGTGGAGAGTTTTTTGAACAATGGCTTGACGAAAAGAAAAAACTTCATGAAAAGCACAAAGAATTAACCGAACAAATTTCACAGCTTCAAAAAGGTGTACCCGATGC